CACCCAGCTCAGCGCTCACTGGCTCCACGTCGTCGTCGCTGCCCCCATGCTGGGCCATGCTTGCGCCGACCCCGCCGCTGGGTCCGCCCGACTGGCCGCCGTCGTCAGTGTTCTCGCCTCGCCCAGCTTCGCCGCCTTGGCCTTCGGCCTCGCCTTGGCCTTGGCCTTGGCCTTGGCCTTCGGCCTCATCGCCATCGCCTTTACCCTGGGCCTGGGCTTTACCAGCGCCGCTGTCGCCTGGCTTTCCGCCGCCCTCCGACTTGGCTTTGCCCTTGCCTTCGCCTTCGCCTTCGCCCGCCTCTTGCTCGCGCTTCTTCTTCATCTCGCGCTCGTAAGCATTGGCAATCCGCTCCGCCAACTTGGCCGCCTCGATGCTGCCCGCATGGGCAGCCTCGGTGTCGACGCGACCCATCCCGATCACGCCGTGAGGCAAGGCCATCACTTGGTCGACGATCTTCTCGACGCGCTTCCGCACATCCTCTGGCAACAACGCCATCGCCTCGGCCATACTAGGGTCAGGATACCCAAGGCGGCGACGCCCCTCCCACGTCACAGCGACTGGCCCAATGCGCTTGAAGTCTTCCACCGACTTGGGGTCTTGCTTGTAAACCACGTCGATGAAGTGGCGGTTCACCTCGCGCGCAGTCTTGTCGATGCTCTTGGGCAGCCCGTTGTAAAGCACTTGGCCGCCAGCCTCGATGCGGATGTCCTCAATCGCGTTGGCCAGATGCTTGGTCAGCTTCTTCCCGCCGCTGTGCCATCTCTTCATGCGCGGCGACAGCCCCTCGAAGTCAGTCAGCAGCTTGTGCAAGCTCTCGTGGTTGGCATAGCCGCCCGTCACAAGCGCCTGCCTCCGCGTGATCTTGGCATCAGACGGGATGCTTGGCAAAATCACGTCGCGCCCGTTGGTCGCAGCGCCATCCCCCATAAACACCACGTCAGTCTTGTGGTCTCGCGCAATGGTCCGCACGACGGTCGTCGTCGCGTCCATCAGGTCTGCGCCAGTCATGATCTCGGCCTCCAAGTCGCCGCTCTCTTCGATGTAAGTAATCTTGCTCATTGAGTGTCTCCTTTGGTTGTTGTTGGTGTGCTGCTGCTCAGGCAAACACACGGTCGGCAAGCTCACGAATGCGCTGCTCGCAGTCGGCTGGGGCTGCATCAATGACGACAGTCTCGACCGCCTCACGCATTGCCAGCTTCGGTTGCATCACCTGCTTGAAGTGAAGGTAGTATTCAGCCATCGCATGAAGGCCGCGCGGGCTGACAGTCTGGCTGATCTCGCCAGACTTGAACGCAGTCCTGACCTCGACGCTGAATTGAGCCAGCTCCATCACCTCAGATGGCGTAAGTGCTGCGTAAGTCTGCGACAGCAAGCGCTCCTCATCGTCCTTGTCCAGATAGTCGACGTGAATGAACGCACCAAAACGGTTGAGCATCGCAAGGTTCATCGGGCGAACACCCTGATACCAGCCATGCTCATCACCTTGGCCTCGGCTGTTGGCGGTAGCCACAAAGCGGAACAATTCGTGAGGCTGCACCGTGCGGCCACCATCCTCGGTCAAGGTCAGACCCTTACGCTCAAGCGCACGCTGGATCACAAACAAAACGTCTGGCCGACCAGCGTCGATCTCGTCCAGGACAAACATGCAAGGCTGCTGCATCGCACGGGGCAGAATGCCCTCCCGAAACTTGGTGACTGGTGCGCCGCTCTCGATCACAATCTCTGTCGCACCGACAATGTCAGCACGCTCAAGGTTGCTGTCGAGGTTAAGCCGCTCGATGGGGAACCCGATGCGGGCCGCGATCTGCTCAGCCAGCGTGGTCTTGCCAGTGCCTGTGTGACCGTGGAGCCAAGCGTTCTGGCCGAACTTGAACGCGCTCAGGAACTTGAGCAAGTGGCGCAAGCGGAACTGATAGGCTGGCTCGACGTCAGGGCAGTCTGGGTGAGACACGACGTTGCCGTTGTCATCGCGCCAAACCAGAGTCACGATCTCAAAGTCGAGCGTAGGCGACTGCTGGCCGAGCGGTCCGACAAACACCTCGGAAGCCTTACGCATCACGACTTCGTAGGTGAGAGAGGCGCGGTCAACAACGACCTTGCCCGACTTGGCAATCACAGGCGCAACCGACGCGCTGGCTTTCAGACGCTCAATGGTTTCGGTCAGGCTTGCAATCTCGCTCAGGCTCTCGCCGTGCTTGGCGATCAGGCCGCCGATACTGGACAGTGCGCCGCCCGTCGCCTGCTTGAGCAATGCGTCTACCGCTGGCACGAGGTTCGGGTCGAGCGTAGGGGCGTCGGCCTTCGGAGCTGTCGTCGGCGCGGATGCTGGTCGAGAAGCAGCACGCAAAGCCAACGTGATAGACTGGACGTGTTCGGCCAAGTCGTCGCTCAGGTCGTCGATGCTGGTCAGGTTCGAGTCTGCATTCATATCGCGGACGCTGGCCTTGATGCTCTCCATGTCATCGCAGTCGAAGCCCTGCTTAACCATAGCGTCAAGCGACGCATCAATCGCATCCATACCGAGGATGTCGCAGCACGCAGCGAGGACGCCGATAGCAGACTCAGCAGTGAGGGTGGCAAATTTTGTCATGGTGACTGTTCCTGTCGTTGCAGTTGAGGTTGAGGTTGAGGTTGCAGTTGCAGTTGGGGTTGGGGGCGTGCCGAGTGCGATGCCGTGTCGGCTGGCCTCGCGCTCCAGTTCTGCCGCAGCAGCTTGGCCCTCGATGCAGTCAAGGTTGTAGCCGACCGACACACCAGCCCCCCGCTTCTTGGGGTGGCAGAGGTGTTCGTGGGTCATCGCCGCCACAAGTCTATCCCAAGCGTCGAGGGCAAAGCCGTCATCGCCACGAAGAGAAGTGAGGACGAAGCCCAAGGTGAGGTCCACCAGTGCGCCCATAGAGAGCTTATCGACCTGCTGGCTTGGCCAAATGCCAAAGCTATTGCGGAATGCGTCCCTCGTGTCCCTGCCAACGTGGTCGGTTATGATCTGCCGCAGCAGCTTGCGAAGCGTTGTCCTGTTGGCGTTCGTCGTGTGCAGTGCGGCGTCGTGCAGTGGGGCGATCATAGCCTTGGCCGCGCCAGTGTGTAGGCGTGCTAATTGAGCAGGCATAACCTGTTCCTTTCATGTTGATGTTGATGGTGGTTTGGGCCTGAATAGGCTGGCCCTTGTTCCCCCCTAATCCCCCTTTGGGGGATTTGCGCGGGAGGGTCAGTGTAAAGCGTCGCTCGTGATGATCTCGCAGTCGCATGACGATCCGAGAAGCAGCATCAGCACGTTCAGGCGCAGCTCTTCGCTCATGTTGTAAGCGTTGAAGATGCCATTCACGAAGCAGGCGAGGTCTTCGCCTGTCATCTCGTCTGGCAGCTCACCAATCGCGAGCGTGAAGCTCGCAGCCGATTGAAGCGATGGCTTGATTGTGACGGTCATGCTGCCTCCTGTTCGCGCTCTGACTTGAGCGTCTTGATGCGAAAGAACCCGTCGTAGTCGGGGTTGAGCGCCATGAAGAGGCGGGCGTAGTAAGCGATGAAGTCGTTGCTCACCTTGAAGTCTTCGCCCATCGTCACGACGCTGGTCTCCCAGCGAATGCGGTTCACGATGAGCCATGCGCTCAGATGCCTGTGGCCCAACTCGATGGCCTCTCGTGTGAACTTGTCGAACAGTTCGTAGACGCGGGGGTTTTCCTTGTGCCACGCCCACCAGCGCTGCTTTGTGTCTTCACATTGTGTATCCATAGGTTGCTCCTTCCTTGGATGTGGTTGATGTGTCACAGATGTTAGACGGACATGTTTCAGCCGTCAACGAGTTAGAGACAATCACTGCACCAGATGTCCCCGAACGCAGTGGTCTCATACTCCAGAGTGCTGGCCCCGCACTTGTCACACTCGACGCATTGGCAGCCAGCGCAGAGGTATCCTGATACCTCACCGTTGTCAGACGGTATGCGGTCCACGAAGTTGCCGTGGCCGAACGACGTGTCGCACCCGCATTCGGTGCAGGCGTTGCCGATGTCCTTGCTCATGACACCACCTCGTCATCACCCACGACCAAGTGAACCTCGTGGCCCAAGTGCCAGTCGCCACTGAACAAGCCGCCATCCTCCACGAACTCGCCACCATCCACGTTCTCCTTGATCCATTGCCTGCGCTCGTCTTCGGGGATGTCATCTGGTATGTCTCCCTCCCACGTCAGGTATGTTTCCATCGTTGCGCTGATCCATACTCTAGGCATCCTCTTCCTCCTCTGCGGGTTCAAACTCGACCTCGATGCTGTAGCTAAAGCTCCCAACGTCCTCGTGTCCCATCTCGGCCAGCTTCTCGGCGATCATCTCGCAAAGCCATGCGGCCTCGCTCCGTGAGTAGTTTTCCAGTGTTACGTTCATGATGTTTCCTTTCATGTTATGCGACTTCGCCACGAAGCCACTTGATGTCAGAGAGGAGGTCGCCCCGTTCTTTGACGAGGCGCTCCGAGAGCTGCGTTAGACGCGCCAGCTCGTTGCGCTGAACCGCCGCCTTGGATTGCAGCGATGAAACTTGCCGTTGCAGTTGTGTGATCTTGAGTTCCGCATCGGCAAGCCGCTTGGTCACGCGGTTAAATTGCGCCATGTCGTTCATGTCTTTCCTTCCTTGTGAGACATCACTGCGCCCACGGAACCATGACGCATTCGCCACGCTCGTAGACCCCAGTAGAGGTTTGGAATGTCTCGCCACAGCCAGCCATCCAGTTGATGAGAACCCATGCCGTCAGCGACGACATGAGCATCACCGTGGCCGCCCTCATGGCAGCCAAAGCGATTGTTTCGAGGACTGTCTCGCCACGAATGCGGCGACGACGGCGTGCAGCGCGAGACTCGGTGTTTGCCCAGCTTGTCATGCTCTCAGCCCTCCACTGTCACGGTTACGAAAGCGAACAGGCCGATGTCGTCCATCGTGTCGCGAAGCTCGCGGCGACCGTTCGGCAGCATGACCCACGCGCAGTCGTCGACGCTGTCGCAAATCAACATCGCGTCGTCATCGTCGTAGCCATGAAAGGAAAGAGCGCCACGAAGGGCGCTCTTGGCATTGGGGTGAAGTGGGCGCTCTTCGCGCCGTGTGATTGTAACGGACATGGTAAAAACTCCTGATGCGTTGCGATTAGCGAGCCGAGAGCTGCGCTGTGAGGAACTCGATCTGAGCCATGAGGTCAGCCTTGGTCATGCGAGACGCGGGCTTCGTGACAGGGGCAGCCTTCGGCTGTGGCTCAGGGGAGACCGAGAACGTCGCAAGGAACCCTTCGAGGTTCGCAATCGCGGAGGTGGTCATCTTGACGCGGGCGGACTTGGCCGTTTGGCCAGCGTCGATGTAATTGGCGAGACGTTCCCGAAGGGAAGACGCGACGCGATTTCCGAACTCCGTAAAGGCCGTAGGGTCTTTGCAGTCGTTGCCGTAGGCAATCACGGCATCAACGGCAGCTTTGCTGCCAATGCCCATGATGGGGTTGCCGTGCTTGCGTGTGGTGTTGGTGAACAGGTCTTTGATTGTGATAGTGGTCATAGTGATATTCCTTCTGAGAGGTTAGGTTAAACCGATCAGCGACTGCCGCTGTCGGCCCATCCTGTTCCCCCCCAGCCCCCCTTTGGGGGGCGGACGACTCACATCTCAAACCTTTGGTATGACTTATGGGGTGTCTAAATACCCTGATGTTACGTCAACTTGTGAGGGGTTTCTCAAAACAACCCTTCAACAACAGACCAACAACACCAGTAAGACACCGTAGTTAGGGGTTACAACCTCAACAATAACAAGAACTTAGGTAGGGATTTGTCAGTTTCGCGACGAAAAACATCACCGAAGGTGGTCTTATGGGGGGGGATACCCCCCCATCCCGCCGTCGGTCTGCTGGTAGCCGTCACCCTGCCAACCGAAATTTCGCACCAAAATTTGAAATCACTGTCAGTAATGGGTGACTAATGGCCGACTACCGAAAAACTCCAAGCAAGACGAAGGGTGGAACTGGCGGGCTTCCAGCCGTAACTCCAGTCGAAGTCGACCGAGTGCGCCGATCCGTTCTCGATGTAGTCAGAAAAAACATCTACCAAGTCCGCGAGGTCTTGGACGGAAACCGCAACTGGTCAAACCAGCAGGTTCGCCTATTCGGCATGATGTTGAACAAGGTCATGCCCGACCTTCACCACTCCTTCAACGAACACACAATTGAAAACAAGTCCGAGAACGAACTCACCTACGACGAGCTTCAGGCCATCGCAGCCCAGGCTCTTCGCGAGGAGGAAGCCGAGGACGCAGAGGAGGTCCAAGATGAGTCTGACACCAGCACAAGCAGCTAAGCGCCTTCTTCTCATTCAGCAGGCCCGCGACAGCTTCGAGGGGTTTGTCCGCGCCCTTCACCCAGAGTTCCAGTTGGCGGATTTCCAGCTTGAGCTGATCGACGCTTTGGACCGCCTTGAAAAAGGCACACTGGGCAAGAGCCGACTTCTCATCAACATGCCCCCTCGTCACGGGAAGTCGTGGATCGCTTCAACCCTCTTCCCCGTCTACTACTTGGCCCGCCGCCCACAGCGCCAAGTCCTCGCCACTTCCTACAACCAAGACCTCGCCAAGACGTTTGGCCGCGAGACGCGCGACCGCGCCCAAGAGCCTATCATCTCGCAAGCATTCCCAGACTTCTCCATGTCTGACGTCTCGAAGGCTGCCGATGACTGGAAGACCACCCTTGGCGGCTCTTACTTCGCCACGGGCATCGGCGGCTCGACCACTGGCCGCGCTGCAAACCTTCTTCTCACCGACGACCCCGTCAAGGCACGCGAAGAGGCTGACTCCGCCACTCAGCGCAACAAGACCTGGTCCTACTACCTCTCTGCTCTTCGCACGCGTAAGCAGCCCGAAGTCAACGGCGACCCCGCCATCGAAATCCTCATCATGACGCGCTGGCATCCCGACGACCTTGCGGGCCGCATCATGGCCACGGAAGATTGGGCGGAGGGCGCGTGGCACCACATCAACTTCCCCGCCATCACCCGCAAGAAGTCCAACGTCAAAGCATCAGTGGCCACGCTCCCTGAAGAAGACCCGCGATACGTCCCAGCGGGCAAGCTCTCCAGCGTCGCGCCTGGCAAGCGCCACTTCTACCAAGAGGTTGAGGCTGCCCTCTGGGCTGACCGCTTCCCCCTCGAAGAACTCAAAAAAACCGAGCGCCTCGACCAGCGCGAGTTTGCGGCTCTCTACCAACAACAGCCTTTCATCAAGGGCGGCAACCTAATTAAGACCACATGGTGGAAGACGGTCCCTCCCGACGAAGCGCCTGAGTGCCAAACGGTCATCATCGCCGCCGACACTGCCTTCAAGAAGACCGAGACCGCCGACTACTCTGTCCTCATGGTTTTGGGCATGGACCATGCTGGCGACATCCACATCTTGGACGTCGTTCGCAACCGCTATGATTTCCCCGAACTAAAGCGTGCCACCATCACCCAGAACGCCAAGTGGCGTGGTCGCGGCCTTCGCGGCCTCTACATCGAGGACAAGGCGTCAGGCCAGTCGCTGATCCAAGAGCTTCGGAACCAGTCTGGTGTCAGCGTCATCCCAGTAAAGGTCACGACTGACAAAGTTGCCCGCCTGAACGCAGTCTCTCCGCTCATCGAGGGGGGACGAGTTTTTCTTCCCCGTGAGGCAGAGTGGCTCGACGACTTTATGGACGAGGCCCAATCGTTCCCGAATGGCAAGCATGACGACATGATCGACGCCCTCACTATCGGCCTGGACGCTATTTCCCGCATGGGCGGCCCAGCGAGCCAGATGATGACTGGGCCTATCGAGATGGGGATGTCGCTCAACAGCCAGATGGCGAGCAACTGGGGCCAAAGCCACCACACAAAACTGAAGAGCCAGTCTGATTTCAAAGGCTGGGGGGAATTGTAAGCGATGCACTACAAACAACAGACCGAGGCTGCCTCTTCAGAAGTGATTGTAGACCTGTCGGACCTCACCCGTCCCTTGATGGAATACGAAGACATCTCTGACATGCTGTCTGACAAGCAAGAGCAGAAGCTGATCGACTACGTCCGCGCCTGCATGAAAATGTCCCACGACCGCATCAGCCGCCGCTACGGCCACTGGCGCGACGCAGACCGCGCTCATGACGTCTGGGTGCCAGCCGACTCCACCAAGTTCCGCGAGAAGGCGGTCATTGCGGACACCCGCGCCATCGCTGACACCGTCCTGACCTACCTGATGTCGGCCCTGACTGGCCGCAATCCTATGTTCCAGCTTGAGGGTCTCAACCGCAAGTCTCGCCAATCATCCATGATCCTTGAGCGCCTTCTCCACCAGCACATGCGTCGCACTGCGGGCGAGGCCCGCATTGCTCAGATGCTGATGGACTCGATCCGCTATGGTTTTGCGCCCACCAAGTGCGTTTGGAACCCCGTCACCAAGACCAACGACATCGTGAACTTCGACCCTCGCCGCGCCTTCCCAGACCCTCGCGTCAACTGGGGCGACTGGGATCGTATGCAGTTCATGGTTTTCACGGATCACATGTCCACATCGGCCCTTATCGGTTCGCAGCTTTACCCCAAGGTCTCCAAATACCCTGGCCTGCGCCGCCGCATGTCGAACTCCAACGGCTCGTGGCCTGGCCATAAGTGGGCCAAGGAGGAGGGTCGCGGCCTCAACATCAACCCAGAGGACAAGGGCGCGGTCGAGAACGCGGCGCACTTCTCTCTCGACCAGTCGCGTGTAGTTGACGAGGCGTGGATACGGCTCAACGGCTACGAAGTGAACCTGCCGCAGCTTGAGCAGGTCTGGCTCCTCGTGACAATTCTTGACGAGTCTGCGGTCATTCGCTTCCAGCTCAACCCGTATGGCCGCCAATTCCCTATCGCCATCGGTGGCCTCTATCACGACAGCCACAAGACGTATGCCCAGTCGCTTTACGACTTGCTGCTGCCCCTGCATGAAATCTCGACTTGGCTGCTTCGCTCACGCATCGACAACGTGCAGGCCGCCCTCAACAACCTCATCTTTGTAGACCCGACCTCAGTCTCTGTCCCCGACCTCATCGACCGCAACCCGTGGGGCGTGGTCCGAACCTTGCCTGGCACGAAGCCTGGTGACGGCGTCTTCATTGCCGAAGTCCCCGACGTGACGCGCGGCCACTGGAACGACATTGGCGCTATGTCAGACCTCAAGCAGCGCCTTTCCGCCGCTTCCGACGCCCAGCAGGGTATGCCGACCGCAGACGGCATCCGCACGGCCACGGAAATCCAGCGCCTTACCCAGCTCGGCTCTCAGCGCCTTGGCGTCATCAGTCGCTTGATGTCTGCCACGACTGTCCGCCCGCTGGTCCGCATGATGGTATCCAACCTCCAAGACGCCCTCGAATACGAAGGCTCCCTGCGCGTTGGCGCTGGCGACAGCCCAGGCCAGCTCTCTGGCCTCGTGAAAGACGACTACATCGACTTCAACATTGGCATGATCCAGGGCGACATTGACTACCTTGTCGTGGACGGCACGCTCCCCGTGGAGCCTGCGCGGAACGCGGAGACTTGGATGAACATGCTCCAAGTCATGAACAACACTGGCCTCAACATGGAATACAAGACTGGCAAGATTGCTGAAGAGGCCATCCGCGCGATGGGCGTAAGCGACTTGGACCAGTTCAAAATCTCCAAGCAGGAGCAGGACCAGGGCATGTCTCCATCTCAGCGCATGTCGATGATGGAAAAGATGCGCGGCGCATCTGTCATGCCTCAAGACCAGCTTGAGCAGCAAGTCAAGGCTGGCAACCTCAAACCGATGGGAGCCTGACATGGCCACAAAACCTAACGCCTCGCAACTTGAGCAAGCATCTTTGCTCCCGCCGAACGCCCGCTCCTGGGTCAAGACTTATGTCGACGAGCGTCTTGAGCGCATCTCGGCGGCCTTAGCCTCCAAGATTGAGGTGCAGCTTTCCAGTCCGTCCCAAGTTGTTCCGACCTGCTCTTGTGCGTCTCGTGTGGACGACTTGACCAGACGCATCGAATACCTTGAAGCGACCAAAAACGACGATGAGCGCTACTCGCTGACCAAGGCAAAAGTAGTCGAGCTTCTAAAAAAACACGGGATTGAGTAATGTCTCAGACGCGCCCAAAGCTAGAACAGGTAGAGTTTCGGTCCTCTCGGACGGGAACCCATTCGCTTGACACCTACCTTGAGAGCGCAGAGTTCGGTGACAGAACGATCCCCGATCTTCTGAACGACATCTTCCAGAGCGATGGCAATCTACGGGACGACATCTTCGAGTTCCGCGTCGACCCCAGCACCTACGCGCTGCAAACCCGTCGCGGTGTCTATCTCAACCAGAACTCAAACTGGGTGGATGTCCCGTCTGGCTACTTCTTCCGCCCTCGCGGCACTTGGGCTGCTGGCACTGACTACCAGGTCCACGACCTGTTCCTTTACCAGTCTTCGCTGTTCATGGTCATCGAGGCGCACACCTCGGCGTCTGGCGGCCCAGTCGCCAACCAAGTTATGACCCTCATCAACGGCGTCGCTGGCCGCATTCCCGTCGAAGATGCGGAGCTGGTCGGCAACAAGCTGAAGTTCCTACAGGTCCGCCCAGGCGAAGATGGCTACCAGCTCGTAAACTCGGCGGCGAAGCCTGCTTTTTTTGGCTTCCGTCTGTCGGCAGACGAGACAGAGCTGGAGTTGGTCTACGGCACAAGCGACGACTATCGACCTTCTGATTTTGACGGATGGGCTGTCCTCGACATTGGCTTCACTTTTGGCATCCGCAACAACGAACTGGTGAATGTCCTATGACTGTTGACACAAAAAACATCGGTTACAAGTGGCGTGGCGCTCACAACCCCTTAGCCACTTATGGCAAAGGCGACGTGGTGATGCTTAACGGCATTCCCCACCGTCACAACGGCGCGGCATTCACCCCAATGAGTGGCCCCCTTGCAGCTTCTGGCCACCAGCTCGGCGCAATCGCGTCAGGCTCTGGCCCGTCCATCCCGACTGGCATCCCTGGCCAGAACCTGAAGTGGTCTGCGAACGGCCCAGAATACCAGTTTGACTCTGGCCGTCGGTCGACTGGCGCTGTCGCGCTCGCCAAGACCTTCTGGTCCAACCCAGAGCGCTACAACGGCAATTTCTCGAACGCTGCCATCATGTCGGACGGCGGCGTCATGACGTGGGGCTTGAACCAAAACGGCTGCCTCGGCAACGGAACCACAACCCAGATCAACCGAACGCTGCCAGGTCGCGTCGGCTTCTCAAACGCTCCAGGCATGTCCAAATTGTTTGCGCTTTACGCAGGCTCCTACATGGCTATCGACGAGTTCGGTCGCCTTTGGGCGTGGGGTTACAACAACCAGGGCCAGCTCGGCGTTGGCGACACGACCACAAGATACACACCAGTCTTGTCCAGTGGCAGCGGCGAGCTGCCAGACTCAGAGCAAGTAGTCGATATTGCCTACAGCGCTCATTACTCTGGCAACCAGGGCGTCATCGCACTAACCGCGAACGGAAATGCTTACTTCGCGGGTTATAACGCCGTGAACATGGCTGGCATAAATGACAACAACGCGTCTGAGAACATCCTGTCTTGGCGGCGCATCCCTGTAGATTTCTTCGTTGCGAAAGCCTTTGTTTGCAATGAAGGCTCCTACCCAGGCACGGCGCTCCTGAACCCTCAAGGTCATTGCTACTTTGCTGGCCACGGCGTCTTCACAGATTACTCGAACAACCAAAGTGGAACGGCCCCTCGCCATGTCCTGTGGAACGAGTCAATCCAGCGCCCAGTCGTCGACTTCTCGATTGCCAATTCATGCGCCTACGTCAACACATCCACTTATTCCACCCAATACTATTTCTATGCCGTGGTTCACGCGGACGGCGGCATTCAGACAAAGCAGTCCGCATACTCAATGTCGTTGGTCGATACGACGCACCCGTCGTATCAGAGCGCCCGCTACACCCCCGACGACCGCATCAGCGATGTGGCCCAACTGCTGTGCTTCTCTGGCCAGAACGAGACTATGGTCGCTCTCAAAAAAGACGGAACGATCTGGGCTTGCGGATACAAGCAAGACATCATGCAGGGCGGCGCGACGAACCCCTACGCCACCACCGCATACCTCAACGAGAATGTCTGGCAACAGCTCACTGAGCTGGGCAGCAACAACACACGCATGGTTGGCATGGGCGGCCAATACAACAAGACCATTGCCGTCCTGAAGTCCAACGGCACCGCCGCTGTATTTGGCAATGCCCAGATGGGGCAAAAC